TGATCTGTTCTCGCGGAATCTCGGCAATTGTCAGGTCCTGCTTGATTACGAAACTCACGTTCTCCGCCTTCCGACAACTTCAAACTAAGGTTCCGAAAAAGCGCCATACGGATCGACGCTACGGCTCGATCTCGGCCGCCCTGGTATCCGGACCACCCTTATTATTCGGGCCGTCCTCGACCACCTCACCGTCCACAACGTCGCCTTCACGCCGCGCACGAGCCGCCTCAATCCAGTCCGCCACCTGCGGGTTGAGCACGTCGGCGGTCACCTTCATCTCCACCTGGGTGGGCATTGCCAGGCCCATGAGCTTCGCTCGCAATTCTTTGAGCCTGACCAGGGTCGCTACACCCTGATAATACGCCGAGGCGTCTACGAGGGGCTGTTTCGTCTCTGGGTCGTAAATTATCTTGCCACTGGCGGAAACCTTGAAGTGGGGCTTGCGAAGAATCTCTCGCACACGCTCTTCTTCGGCATCAATCTCGAAGATTTCCTGGCGACGACGAGTTCCAGTGTCTTCATCAGTGATTTTTGCGTGAAATTCGGCCAGAATCTGCTGAGCACGCTGTGTTGAGATGCCAACAATCTCACCGATCTCGCGGAATCCGTATCCGTGCAGGCGAAGTTCCACAACTTTGGCGTCTCGTGCCGCACGTTGTGGTTCAGGAAGTTTCGCCTTATTGGACAAAGTCTATTTTCCAATCGGAAATAATAGATTTCATGATCTCCGCCAAGATCATCTTGTCTTACATTGTAGCACACCTGGCAACTCTTGGCAAGCATAGCCGACCAGGCGAACACGTGTACGAACCTGGACCCGAAGTTGATCTCCTTCATCGATGATCTTTGGGTGTATCAAGGTGTACGCCAGGGTGTGCGCTGATGAACTTCGATGGATGAGTACGGCTGGGTGTTCGGGGGTGTACGGCTTTCTCATTTTCCCTGCTCAGAGGGTGTACGCCAACGTGTACACGGGTGTTCGCCGCCTGGTGGCCGCAGGGTGTACGTTCGCCCCCCTCTTTAGAGGGGCGTACACCTCGGCCCGGCCGCACACCGGCGAGCGCACACCCATGAATTTGATCTTGAAGAAGTAGTTGCCAAGTCTCAGCAACTCCTGTAGAGTTCCTGGCATGAGGCGAGCAGCGATCACCGCAGTCCTGGCAGTGGCCGGACTCGGAGTCATGAGTTACCTGGGAAACACGGTTATGGCACCTTCTACAACGGTTTCCTCAACTTCTGCCGTTTCAGTGCAAACTCCAGAACCATACAACTCACGCACAAACTTCCAGGATCTGCCAGACCCATTCCCAGTTGGTGGTGGCGACGGAACCGCACAGTCTGCGGCAAAGAAGGGCACAACCGCAAAAGACCCAGTCATCCTACTGCACCCAGTAGATGACTTCTACGGTCAGGAAACCATTGACAAGGGCAAAGTCGTCACATACCTCAACCAGCCCACTTGTCTCCTGGTCGGCCACGCAAACAAAGGATGGCAGAACCTAGGTTCACTGCCACAGAACAAAGAAGTACTCATTACTTCTGGTTCGTGCGCAGGCCGGTACAAGGTTCTGTCCAACAAAACTGAACAAAACACCGGAATCATGCCATCTTGGATGAACACACCAAAAAACAATTTCGATGCGGTGCTCATGAGCACGAACGGGTCGATCAACGCGACCTACAGTTTGCTCAAGAAGCAGGGAGCCTAAGAATGGCGAAGTACAAGTACAATGTCTCAGTAGTCCTTGACAAGGAAATGTTCGATGTCGTGACCAAGGTTGCTGAACGAGACAAGGTCAGCAAAGGTCAAGTAGTCCGAGACTGTCTCGAAATGGCGCTAGAAGCCAGAGAATTTGTCACTCGGAATGGACTACCGAAAGTTGAGGTACCAAAAGACGATTTGTCTTCGTAGCGGCGGCCCGCTGGCGATCCCCAAGATCCACATTTTTTGCCGGACCGCCACTACGTTTCCGTTGATCTCAGCTTTACCAGCTTTGCAGGATGACAAGATTTAGGGGGTTCATATGAGCGAAGCGAGCCTTCCAGACACCGAAAGCCCTACCACGTTCTACACACCAGAGGAAAAAGCTGAACTCCTCGAAGTCCACCTCAAGTTCCTCACCGATGTCTGGGGTTCACCTCGTAACCTTATTCTAGCACCTGACGCCCTCAATGGCAACGATTCTCCCTCATCTCAACAACCTCAGTTCTTCTCCTGGTTGGCCGCAATTAGTCCAAGTAACCACAAGAATGCTGGTCGTTGTCAACAATTCCCAATCAAATACCCAAACCAATTGAAATCGGCGCTCAACCGGATCTACGACAACTATTTCCCTCGGGAAAATATCTACTTCTGCGTCAACCTGACCAATTCCCGCGAAGGTCGCCGGATCGAGTACATCGAGTACTCCAAAGTCATTTGGGCCGATCTCGATGACAAAATGTACTACGGCAAACTTCTCGTCCCACCTACCTACCTGATCCGTACCTCAGCGCACAAAACCAACAAATACCAGGCAGTCTGGATTCTCGACGAACACGTTTCCTCGCACCTCACCTCGCGAATTTCCTACCGAATTGCCTGTCACCACAACCTCGATCACGTACATGACCCAGCTCGACTGCTTCGACTACCACTTTCCGGCAATTTCAAATACTCATCCAAAGATGATACCGGCCAGACCGCACCATTTCAGGTCGAAATTATCCAGCACACCCCATCGTTGTACCGACCAGGAGACTTCAAACAGTACAAGGAGCCACCCGCACCAAAATTCATCGCGTACAACCCACAAACCCGAACCGAAATTCTTACCCCAAAAACCGACGTTCCACGCTACAACGACCTGGACCCATTCGAACGGGCTCGCATCGACAACTACACCAAGGGCGCTATACTCCACGAACTAGAAAAGCTCGAACTTGTTGCCCAGCTAAAATTGGGTGAACGGATGACCTACCACGGTCAAAAGAACCCTGACGGCCAGTACGGCTGGGAAAAGACTGCAATGTGGGTTGCTCGGGCACTCACTGAGATCGCAAACGCACCGTGGAACGCCTACTCATTGCAAGACGCCTACAATGACTTCATCACAAATGCGCCGACAGATCAAAATTGGACTAAAAATGACAATCATGATAAATGGCTTGGTGCCGAACAGAAGAATTGCGCTCGTACCGTCCGCTTCCGAACATACCCGCAGAAGTGGGGTGTGTAGTGGAAGAAGGTCAGGAAGTCGAAAAAAGCTCCGACGAGCCGTACTTCTTCAACCCAGAGGACCTTGACGAAGATTTTACCGAGGCGGATGAGCTTCAAGACACCAACAAGCCCCTCGCGGAAACCGAAAAACTCGAACTACTGCGCAAGGCAATTGCTGATTTCAGCCTAGATGAGCTAAAAGCTAATCTTGAATTTCAAGCTAAAGTTCACAACAACGCAACCGAGCATTTTGCTCGGTTGCAGGGAATAAGAAAAGCACAGCAATGGGACGCCCAGGACGACACCCTCAACGTACTTGAACAAGATCGACTGATTTCCGGCGAAGGACTTTTCGACTTACCCGAAGAAATTCCCGCAATTTGGGGCAAAGGAACCGAAGTACTCTGGGCAGAAGGCGAACCACTACTCATCACCGGACCGACTGGCGTCGGAAAAACTACAGTATCTGGACAAATCCTGCGGGGACGGCTTGGCATTGAAGAAGAACTGTTCGGACTTCCCATTCGGAAGCTCGAAGAGGACCAATTCGATTTTTGGCTCGCCATGGACCGACCGGACCAAATTCTGCGTTCACTACGCCGACACTTCAACGAGGAAGACAAAGAAAAGCTGGCAAAGCACTTCATGATTCGCAAGGGTCCACCGATGGCTGACTTTGCCGCTGATCCACACGTACTCATCAAGATGGTTCGGGCAGCGGAAGCAGCGATGAGTGCCAAGCATGGTCGGGAAATGCGGTGTGGAGCCGTTTACATTGACTCACTCAAGGATGCTGCAATTGGTTTGGCCGATGACAAAGTCGGCGCAAGCCTCAACAAGGCCATTCAGATTGCCATTGCCGAGGGAGTACAGGTCTGCTCACTGCACCACTTGCGTAAGACTAATGCGGAAAACAAAACTGCCCCTGGCGTAAACGACTTCTATGGTTCAATTCACATCGTGAACGGCTCCGGTTCGTGCATTCTGCTTTGGGGCAACCCTGGTGATGAACTCATCGAATTCTACCACCGCAAGCAACCGGCCGAAGTTGTTGGTGATGGCTGGAAGATCCAGCACAACCACGCTATTGGTCAATCCGTAATCGTTGGAGATTTCAACATTCTCAGCTATATCGAGAGTAAGGACTCCGGCGTCAGCGTTCGGGAAGTTGCCGAGCAAATGTTCAACACCGAAACACCAGATGCCAACCAGCGGAACAAAGTCCGGCGTAAGCTGGAAACTATGGTACAACGGGCGAGTCTCCGAAAAGTTACTGGCCCGAATAAGAACGACCCTGACTTGTACTACCGGCTATCAATAACGATCAAACTCAAGAAAAAGGAAGAAGACGAATCCCCATGATGTCCGGCTATCTCCAGCCTTACGCCATCGATGAAGAACGCGAAATCCAGTATGTTGAGGTCCCAGTTGGTGGACTGGGACCTTGGCACTTCTACCACATTACATTGTCAATTTTGTTTTTTCCCTGGGCAGTCGTGTACTTGGTGCACTATCTACTCAACCAGGGCCGAAACCCACGAAGATACCAAACCGTAGAAGTTCCATACGATTACCGCATCGTATACCGAAAAGGTCACCCTCTCCTGGTCGGCCCTGATGAAGCAGATCCGCCAGGATCACCGTACACAACCGCATACGATGTCGCAATTTTCCTCACATTGCTGGTGTTCCTGATCCCAGTTTTAGGTATGTTTGTCGGTTTCGCCACATATTAGTGCTATAACGCGAAAAAGGGTACACACATTGTGTGTACCCTTTCGCAATTCTTCCAGTTACCGCTGGTTCTGGCTTGGCCGAGTGTCGCCCTTGTCTTCCTTGTTCTGCTCAGCGTCCTTCTTCTTGGCGTTCTCTTCACGCAGAGAAGCCTCAGATTCGGTACGCTTCACATCTTCGACACTCATGCCCTGTTCGCGGGCAATACGCTCAACGCGAGCCTGCTCGTCTTCGTTACGCGGTCCGACCATGACGGTCCTCCAAAAAGTCGAGATTTCATTCCTCTATACCCCACCGAACGTGATGTCAAACGTGGAGATGTCGACACGACCGGTGTCCGGGCTCGGCCATCACATCGACCGTCACCTATGTGTATCTGGTGCTTGACCGTGCTACGTCCAGGTGCTACGATGGAGTCATACGAAGAGGGGCAGAAAATGGCGAAGCCACTAAAAATTCTAGGAGTTAACAAGTCCATAAAGTTTGACGAGGTTACCGTTAAAAGAGTAGAAGCCATCGCGGAGTTCAAAAATATCTCGTTTAGCGACGTCGTCCGTAACTATATCGCGGACGGCTTGGACCGAGAGGAACTCGTGATTATCAGAGATGGCCGATCAAGATTACCACGTCCGGACACACATGGGACAGAAGTACCTGGTTCATGATTACTGCGACGTTTACATCACGCTACCAAACCAAGTCGAAGAAATAGCAAAGTTCATCAATTACCACAACAGCGAACTTAGATGGGCACAACGCACTGACTGGGACTGGAACATGTGCCCCGACTGCGATCAGCGCCGTACTTCATACCAAATAAAACTCATGGAACGGTTTTTCAATGAACCTCAAGCAGAAGCTCGCTAACTCGATCATTATCGACATTCTACTCGATCTCACCATCGCAGCCTTATGTATCATATACCTTTGGCAAGTAATAACGTAGTACCGTAGGTTGACAACTCCATTCCTGTTTCCATCTCGAAAGGCCAGTGAGATGTTGACTGCCAAGTTTCTCGTTCCCGCCGGAACACTAATTATGTGTTTTGTTGTTCTGGTAGCCGCGCTCGTGCGTGCATTTGGTTAAGAGGTAATTCCATGCCCCAGTGGACGCGCTTAGTTGTCCAGAGTAAAGACACTGAGATCGACAAGGAAGCCGAGAAAGCACAGTTCTTGGCTGACGTGCAACGTGTCGATCCAGACGCACCGGTTTCTTCGGTTCGTGCCTTTCCAACTCGATCCGCCGTACAAAATATTCTTAACCTGATGGTGCCATCCACCTATCAAGACGATATGACCGCAAAAAACCACAAGTTCTCGTACACCTACAGCTTTGAAACCGAAGACGAAGTCGGCAACAAGACAGTCACCACTTCGCTTCGGGTAGCAGATCCAGAAGAGTTCGCACAGAACCTGGCGAACACTGCAGAAGCCCTTGTTCGGTGGCGTCAGTCTGGTACTGGCGAGTGGTCTGATTGGCTGCACCCAGAGAACTCGGAATAACGAATGGTTGATGAAGGACTTCCAACACTTTTCAAAGTGTTTATTCTCCACAATGGCGTGGAAGAGCAAAACGAACTTCGTGGCTTTAACACTCTTGTGGACATATTCAGTCAAGGTGGAGGACTCGCGGAGATAAGATCCTCGTACAAACTTGCCGATGCCGAGGGCTTTGCTGCAAATTTGTGGATCGTTACTCTCCCCATGAATCCAAATATTGTAAAATGGTTCACAAGCCTACGTGAACTCAACAAAGATACACCTGGACCAGTTATCATCGTTGATGTTGTGCATGTTGCATTTGTTCCTGGTGTTGAACATCCAGACGATCCAGATAAAACTTGGCAAACGCCAGAACACAGAGAAGCCGCACACAAATTTATTGAGCTTGCTGATTTAGTAACAACTGAAATTACAGACCCGGAATTCCTCGAATACATTGCGCAGTCTGGAACACAACCGTATATCCTGCCTGACGTAAAAGCCAGCGACTGCCACGATCATGAGTTTATCGAAAACTTCATGCGGGCATTCCACATTGCTGCCGCCGAGCGATACAAAAGATTTAAGGAGGCACAGGATGTGGAAGCCTTGGAGGAGATCTGACTCCGTCGATGATGAGACATACTACGCTCGGGTCTTCGAGAATTTTGTCGAAGTCATGGAAGAAATTCGGGAAAAGATTCCTGAGGTTTCGGAAATCTACGGGAAATTCGAAAACCTAAAAATCCCCGAAGGTACTCCTTGGGAGACCATCGTCAAGTCAGGTGTCGCAACCGAGGATGAAATTACCCTCTACCTACAAGTCGACCAGGCATTCCGCTTCGCAAAGTGGTGTCTGACCGAGATGATCGATAAGTTCTTCAAACAGAATAAGCACATCAAAGGCCAGTTTGAAGCAGATGTTGGCTCGATGGCAGCAAAAACCATCGACGTAAAGTGTCTAGTTTGTGAAGAACTCGTTCAGGTTCAACCTGACTGGGCAGATCCAAACAGCACCATCATGATGTCGGTTGATTGGGCATTTGCGCACAAAGAACACTGCTTCGTAAAATCGCATCGGAGGAAAAAGAAGTAATGGGTAACTACGGTCTTCCAGTTACGAGTGCATTCGCTACCATCGGTATTGGTGGGGCTGTGATTGCCGCTCCTGTGCTGGTCCTCAGTGTGGGACTTGGACTTCTGGCAATCGGCATCGTTCTGCGGATCTCAGGGCGACGGAAGAAGATTGCAGCGCAGTGAATTACCAAAATCGGTCAAGGCTTGCTGCGCTTGTCACCACTCTGGCGATAGGCGCAGCATGTGCCCTTGCATATTACCACTATAACGAAATTTTAGAAAATCACTTCCACAATCTCCGCGTGGTAATGCTACTATCCTTCCTGGCATTAGTGCTTACCGCAATTGCCCCACATTTCCACCGAGACAAAAGCAACATCACACCACTCCAAAAGTCGCTCATTAACGATTCACGGTATCTGCTTACCGTGATTCCAGCACACAATGAAGACGAAACGATGTTCCGAGCATGTCTGGATTCCATCATCAGACAGACTCGGCAATCAAACAAAATTCATGTGGTAGAAAATGGAAACCCAGGCTACGTTCCGAAACTGGCTGAAATTGTTCAGGAGTATGCAGAGCGCACCGTTACCATCCAAGATCATCGATACGTTGGTCGGTACCGGACCATCACCCCGAACATCGCGTACTCCTTCAACCCACAGGGCGACAAACGAGCCGCCCAGATGCTCGCTGTGGACGCTTGCCCGGGTGCTGACTACATTGCCACGGTCGATTCTGACGTGGAGCTTGCAGACGAACACTGCTACGAAAATGGGCTAAAACCATTTGCAGATCGCAAAGTTATGTCAGTCTGCGGTTTCCTGACAGGCAAAAACCACAGCAAAAACTTGCTGACCAGACTGATTGAGATTTCCTTCATCTGTTCGTTCCTGAACGGTCGAGCATCGTACGCCATGCTCAACTCAGTTGGCGTGAACACCGGTGGACTCGCATTCTATCGAGCGTTTGTTTGGCGCAAATACCGACACCACTACATGACACATAAGATTTTCGGTCGCCGGATGAGCTATGGCGACGATGCAATGATGACTCGATATTGCCTGCTAGAAGGAAAGACACTTTTCCAACGCTCTGCACACGGGTACACCCTACACCCGGAGAACATGAGCCACCTACGAAAGCAACGAGTTCGGTGGCACCGTTCCTGGTTTTGGGGAAACCTATGGCTGATGCGAACATTTTCTATCCGTAGCCCAATTTGGTGGCTGACCTTCTGGCAGTTCCTGAGTTTCGTGTTCTACACCGCAGTAATCCCGCTTGCTCTCCTGGTCGGCCCTATTACCAACCTGTCAGTCCCCTGGATGTTCTGGGTATGGATTGTTGGACTTTCCTATGTGGTGTCCTTGCCATACCTGACCGCAGTACTGCCGACAACCAGTGCACGACAGCGTTTCGTTATTTACCTGCTAGCTCCACTATCGTCAACATTGAACCTCTATATCGGTTGGTTCCTACGATATGTGGGAATGTTCACCTGTCTCAAAACCGGCTGGTCTACCAGGAAAGTAGTTGAGGTAGGGGCATGAACACAGGAGTTCGTCATGCAGAGTTTGTGTCATTCAAATCTGAAATTACTGAGCAAGTAGAAGTAGTAGCGACATCTTGGGATTTAGATGAATATGGAAACGAAGTTGAAGGAACACGTAGAGTCTTCACAACAGAAGACGAAATCCTCAAACATGACGAAAATCTGTAACCGACTCGGTCACATCTGTGTGACTAAAGTTATCTGTAACTGAAAGGCCAGCATGTCTGAGGTTGACAAAGTCGTAACCACACTCATCGAGTCGTTCAACTTCCTGTCTGGAAATGGATACGAATTCGAGATTGTGGGAATCGGACAACCAGTAGCCAAGCTTATCGGACACCCGACAAAGCGTGGTTATGAGAAGATCTTCATTGACTTGAAGAGTCCACGCGCACTACTTGGCGAAGAGTAATTTGTGTAGCCCCTCTCCGGAGGGGCTATGCGTGTTTGCATTGGAGGATATATGCCCAAGCGGGTTTTCGGCTGGATGGCTGACATGATGGGTTGTGGTTATTACCGCATTGTCAACCCATATGCGGAACTATCCAATCATGGATACCAAGTTGCTGGCGACGTGAACTGGTCTGGCTACGTCGATTCAGCGGATGTTGTGGTGGCACAACGTACATGCAAGCTAGACCCATCTACTGGATGGCAACGACTTGCTTGGCTCAAGCGGCAGAAGAAGCACAACAAGCTCCTTGTCTACGAAATCGATGACGATTTCCTCAGCATTGACCGGGACAAGGACGATCAAAACGTCTACCACTATTTCACCCACCCGGAAATCCAAAACAACATCATCGAAAACGTCAAGGCTGCTGACCTCGTTACCGTTTCAACTGACCCGCTAGCCGAAGTGCTTCGGCCTTACAATGACAACATTGTGGTAATTCCGAACTACATTGACGCAACCGTGATGGACACGCCAGCAGAAATCGATTTTGGCTCGGACATCGATCGGGAAAAGTCCATCATTATCGGTTACACCGGTTCGCTGACCCACCGAGCAGACTTTAACACCATCCAAAACGAAATGGCCCAACTACTCGTCCAAAATGATCCGGCCTGGTTCCTGTTTATGGGTCACTTGTATGAGAACAATTTCGTCAAGAGTGTGCACCTTCCATTCCAGAACATCATCGAAGGTGACTACTTCAAGACCTTTGGCTTCGATATTGGTATTGCGCCACTACTAGACACCAAGTTCAACCAATCGAAATCTTACATCAAAGCACTGGAATACGCCGCATTCGGTATCCCATGTGTAGCTTCGAACGTTGGACCATATCGAGACTTTGTGCAGCACGGTGAGACCGGCTTCCTCTTCAACCAACCATACCAATTCACCAAGTATATGCGTGATCTCATCAACGATGCGGATATGCGGAAGGAGATGGGTGCGAAGGCGAAGGAATACGCCAAGAAGTTCACCATTCAGGAGCACTACACCAAGTACATCGACGCCTATGGGTTGGATAAGTAATGAAGATTAGCCTGCTTTGCCCCACTCGTGGTCGGCCACGGAACGTTGTCCGGATGACCGAATCGGTCCTGCACAACGCTTCGTCAAACCACGAGACCGAAATCGTCTTCTTCGTAGACAATGACGACGAGGAGACGCTGAACACCGTTACTGATTTGCGCCGTGCTTTCGGTGCTCAGGTGACCGGCGTCCGTGGTGACCGCAACCGGAACATCGCGATGATGCACAATTTCTGTGCAAAGAAAGCTTCTGGCGACGTGCTAGGACTTTCCGATGACGATGTGGTGTACCGAACTTCTGGCTGGAACGACCTCGTTGCGGATGCTTTCGCCCAATACCCAGACAATATCGTCCTGGTGTATGGCCGAGACGGACTACACGATGCCAACCACGCGACGCACCCGTTTATTCACCGTACCTGGATGGAAACCACCAACTACTTTGTTCCAGAGTACTTTGCTGGTGACTACGCAGACACCTGGTTGGTCGATGTAGCTCGGCGAATCGGTCGATTCCACTTCATTCCAGAACTTTACACTGAGCACATGCACCCAGCAGCGGCAAAGGCTGTGTGGGATTCCACCTACGAGGAACGTTTTGCGCTGCAAGCAACACAAAACCCCGGACAAAAGTTCCTTGAGACAGCGCACGAACGTGAGGCGGATGCGAAGAAACTCATCCGTAAGATTGCGGAGTACCAGCTCGGAAAGGCAAAGGCATGAAAGATGTACTGGTTACCGGACATCTAGGCTTTGTCGGTAAGCATCTTGTCCCGTACCTGTACCGTTGTGGATATCGAGTGCATGGTTTCGACATCCAGCAGCGTGCGGACATTCGCGACTACGAGCAGATTCGTAGCTATGTCGAGCAGGTCAACCCAGATCTTATTTTCCACCTAGCTGCCCAAGCATTTGTCCCGGAAGGTACGACCGACCCGCGTCGGGCACTGGAAGTCAACACCATCGGTACCTTCAACGTGCTGGAATCGGTAAAGAACACCGGTAATCGGGCTCGCGTCATGCTTGCTGGAACATCAGCAGAGTACGGCTATGCAACGTCTGATCTCATTACCGAAGAAACCGTTCCTACACCAGATACGCCGTACGGTGTTTCCAAGCTGGCTGCCGGTCAGCTTGGTCTTGTCTACGCGAAACTGCACAAGATCAATGTTGTGGTAACTCGGGCATTCAACCACACAGGACCCGGTCATGCCTCAGTGTATGCCATTCCGTCATTTGCCAAGAAGATCGTGGAATGCGAACTCGGTGAGCGAGAGTATGTCGAGCACGGAGATCTTCGAGCAATGCGAAATTATACTGATGTGCGAGACATCGTTCGGGCCTATGAGCGTGCGATTTATCTGGAATCTGGCATCTATAACCTCTGCTCGCCAAACTCAGTACGAATGCAAGAGGTTCTAGATCTGCTCATTAGCAAGGCAACCGCCGAGATTAAGGTGAAGTCTGATCCTGGGCTGTACCGACTCGGCTATCAGACTGGTCCAGAACGGCTGCCTGAGCCAAGTTGTGAGAAGTTCCACACCATTACCGGTTGGAAGCCAGAAATTCCACTTGAGCAAACCCTGGTAGACACACTGGACTACTGGCGGAAGGAACTCAAACCACCGGCAAAGCGTGAGTACCTCCAGCCGAATCGCGCAGATAAGCGGAAGGTAAAGAAGTGATCGAGTATTGCCGCAATTGTGGCTGGGACGAGCTGGAATCGGTGCTCGATCTAGGTGACCAATACCTGTCCGATTTCCGCGACGACGATGCAAAGCCTGCGAAGTATCCGCTACATCTGCTGTTTTGCAAGCAGTGTGCGCTTGCTCAGCTTTCCGAATCAGCACCGCCATCAGAAATGTACCACGAGAACTACAGCTTCAAGTCTGGGGTCAATCCGGCCATCAAGGACGACCTAGAATCCATTGTCCACGATGCGTTGGCAATTCATTGGAATGCCAAAAACTGGCTGGACATCGCCTCGAATGATGGCACACTACTATCGTTTGTTCCAAAGCACATTTATCGAATCGGTATTGATCCACTCCGTCAGTTTGCGCCGGAAGCTGCACAACACGCAAACCAAATCATCTCGGACTTCTTCGCACCACACTACTTCGCCACCAAGTTTGACATCATTACCTCAATCTCAATGTTCTACGATCTCGATGATCCAAACGCGTTTGTCGCTGGAGTGAAAAAAGTCCTTGCCGATGACGGCATCTGGATTGTCCAGCAAAACTACCTATTGACGATGATCGAATCGAACTCCTTCGATAACATCAGCCACGAGCACGTCACCTATTTCTGCCTCACCACGCTGGTCAACCTGCTGCACGCGCACGGCCTTGAGGTCAACGACGTGACCCTGGGACCGGTCAACGGTGGAGTGTTCCGGGTGGTTATTTCCCACGCTCAGACGCGCTTCGTTTCGCCAAATGTGGACAAGCTATTGCAACGCGAGGAAGAGTTCTTCAAGTCCGGAAAGCTGCAATGGTTTCGGACAAACACCAAAAAGCTGCTCGCTGACCTGACCTACAAAGTAAACTTCCTCCGCGAACATGGCAAGACCATCTACGTCTACGGTGCATCAACTCGGGGCGGTACCATTTGGCAAGCGGCAAACCTCGAATTTGACTATGTCGTAGATCGCAATCCAGAAAAAGTCGGTAAGAAGATGTCCGCGATCAACGCTGAGATCATTTCCGAAGACGACATGCGCGCAAACCCACCGGACTGCCTCCTGGTTGGCCCCTGGTGGTTCAAGGACCAGTTCGTTGCTCGTGAACAAGAATACCTTAAAAATGGCGGTAAGATGATCTTCCCGATTCCAAAGGTCGAAATTGTAGGTTATGATGACTAACTTTCTCTCCGATGTTACTGTTGCAATTCCAACAATTCCCGAGCGAGCACATTTCCTGAGCAAGGCAGTGTTCAGCGCAGCCAACCAGGAGCACATGCCGGAAGCGATTCTGGTTGCAGTTGACAACGAACGAGAAGGTGCAGCAAAAACACGCAACCGAATTATCCAGTCCATTGACACTACATGGACCGCATTTCTGGACGACGATGACCTACTGAAACCAGATCACCTACAGATTTGCATTCAAGCACTGGAAGAAACTGGTGCTGATCTAGTCTATCCGTACCCGTTGTTCTCCAACGGCAAAGATCCACTGGCAACGTTGCAAAACGGTCAGGTGGTGATTCCATTCGGCGTGCCGTTTGGTCCGGAACAGGAATGGTGGTTTCGCAACAAGGGTAACTTTATCCCAGTAACTCACGTGTGTCGGACATCGTTAGTCAAGGAAGTCGGTGGCTTTCCAGAACAGGGCTCATTCGCATTGCCGCCAGGAAACAATTCTGGCGATTGCGAGGACTACGGGTTGCTGCTCAAGATGCTCGATGCTGGAGCAAAGTTCCATCACGTACCACAGCGTACTTGGCTCTACAATTTCCACGATTCCAACACAGGTGGAAAGCCCCTGGTGATCTAAATGGACAAACCAAAGATTGCGGTTTTGATTCCGTCGATTCCACCACGAGCCAAGTTCCTGGAACGAGCGGTAAAATCTGCACTAACTCAGACACTTCCGCCCCACGAAGTGCTCATTGAGATCGATGACAAGCACCATGGGGCGGCCGAAACAAGAAACCGACTTCTCGCCAAGGTATCCGACGACATCGACTTCGTAGCATTTCTCGATGACGACGACTACTTCTACCCGAATCACTTGGAAGTTCACCACAAGCTTCGGGTAGCGCACAACGCAGACTTCACCTACTCCTGGTTCGATGGGAATAACCCATTTCCACAACACAGGGGTCGGGTTTTCGATCCAACCGAACCGCACCACACCACAATGACTGTATGCGTAACTGCTAAAATCGCCAAAGAAATCAGATTCCGCACCGATCACCCAGAGGGATGGACACTTCCGCAAGAAGATTGGCGGTTCATTCTGGACTGCCGGGATCGGAACATCAAGTTTGCTGGCACCGCCGAGCTGACCTGGCATTATTCCCAGCACCCATGGCACACTTCGGGCCTTGGTAAGGCGTGGTAAAACACAGAAGCCCCAGGAACCCTGTTTTAGGGAACTTGGGGCTTCTGTATTAGGCAAACCACATTCTTACTCACTATGCTAGCTCACGATGTTGAACTTGTCAACGTCGTAGTCGCCGTTGCCCGCTTCCTCCCCTTCTGCCCGAAGTGAGACACGCACATTGGACAGATCGAAGAAGTTTGTCAGCGCGAGCGTGCGACGGGTAGTCCACGATCCAGGTACACCAGCGGAGTCTGGTGCGGTTTCCCACAGCCAGTTTCCACCATCGACCCGCATCCGGAAGTATTTGTCGTTTGTCGAGTTGTATGTGTCAATACCCTGGTAAAACGCCGTTCCGTTGACCATGTTTGTCTCAATGGTGTTGCTACCAGGGATCTGATAGATACGCCACTGCACGAATTTGCTTGGATCTGTTGCACTTTGCAAACCAAATGTGAAGTAGCATTCCGTACCAGCAGTGATAAGACCATTGACTCGGACGGTAACGGACGCCGCACGAGCATCGTAAGCATTAACGCTCAGGATTGCATTTGCAGTGGCAGAGTATGAAGTTGCCGGAAGCTTCAACTCACCACCGGAAACCGAAGCTCCTGAGGTGTATCCACTCCATTTTGCGGTGTCTTCGGAACCGAAGTCGTCGGTCAACGTTGACAATGCTGGTGCAGCACCGCCATCGTCGATGACTGAACCGTAGATAACATCCAGGAACGCACTGAGGTTTTGTCCAGAGTTCCAGACAAAGAACCCAGCGATATCGCTGTGTGCTGCTTTAAGCGTATCCCAGACAGTTTTCGCACTGGCATAGCTCATGGGCGCTGCCTGGCTACCATTAGCCTGTCCGGTAGCATTCACCTGGAATGCTGGACCGACCTTTGACCAGTCATCGTCAACGAATCCGGCCCACACCGGCATTTCGGTTAGTGCATTATTAATTCTGGCTTGCTGAGTAGTCAAGTCTGTTTGGTCATAGAATTGCGGGTAAATGCCGTCGATGACACCTGCGGCGAACATGTCTTCCGCCAGGTCACCGTCGTCGTAGTACGGGAAAGCCCCATACTTCCACGGCGCTGGTGGGAAGGTGATGAAGAAGTTCTCGCCGTAGTAGTCCTTGAGCTGCTGCATCAGAGATACAGCATACGTTTCGTAGATGAGCTGGGTTGTGCCGTTGTACTCCATGTTCCAGCAGAACCCATCAATGGCACCACCGAAGTCGTTATCGATGATGTTCACAATGGAGTTGAAACATGCTGTTACTCGACCAGCGGTGTCCAGCCGAGTGAACGACCCAGCGCCGCCCAGCGTCAAGGTAACCTTCACGCCAAGCGAACGTTTGTATGCAACGTCCTGCAAAAGCTTGTTGAAGCCACTTTGCCGAGAATATGCAAGGTGAACTGCCCCAGTTGAGCCCGGCGGACCACCATCCGGAACCATGGCGAAGATTGAAATCTCGGTTGCCCGAGGGTCAACGTCACCAAGGTCCGGGCCTTCGCCCCATCCGGGATACCACACACCAATGTTCGGCACAGGCATTCCAGAAGCAGGTGGTGAAGACGGTGGTGTCAACACATCCTGGGACACTGACGTGCTCTCGACGCCACTACGAACAGCCGTTACCGAAACCCGATACGTGGTGTTTGCCGAAACACCAGAGGAAATCGTGTACGGGAATGCTGAAATGTTCGTAATGTCGTTGATGACTGTGACGGTGCCATCCGGCAGTGAATAAAACCGAATGATGTAGCTGTCTGGGGTCGCCCCGTTGGGCGCCGAAATCGACACCCGAATGCTAGTCGCCGTCGGAGCGTTCACCAGCAAGTTCTGTGGTGGACCCACGGTTGGTTGGCCGATGGTACCTTGGAGGGTCGCCACCGACTTATTCAGAGTATCGAGGTTTGTGAACGCCTCTGTCCACAGCTCGTTATTCTGGATATCCCAACGTTCTTGCTTATAATCTGGCAAGTCTGGGATGTACGGAGATGTCATTGCAACCCTCCTTTACGGCTTGCAATCATTTGGAATGCTCGGAAGTGGATTGTCTTCCCGAACTTTAACCTTTGCATTCACTGCATCGATAAAGGTACGAATAGCAGCACGAGTTTCATCCGTAGATTTTGCATCCAGGATGGCTTGTGCCATGTCTCGCATAGCAATATCAGATGTAGTGGTAGAGACTGAACGATCATTGAGAACAGTAATGATCGCCGCATTCACCCGATACTGACAATCGAGTGCTTCCTGTCGATCTGCGTCAGAACGAAAATTGTAGACAACTTGGACGCAGAAGAACAAAAGTACGATAGCGGTGAGGACTTTCTTGGAAAGAGAGATTTCCTTCATCCTCTCCCGATTGCGGAGCATCATCGCCAGGAGGAAGCCCCCAAGACCTATTATTAGTCCTAGGAGAACTGTCTCCAGTACTGTTATTGTCATTTTGATCCCCTCCGCCCTGGCCGCGACTGGCAATTGCCGCAGTGAACAAAAACGCTACAATTGCCATCATGGCTGTGTTCAGGATATCTGGCGTCTGGTACTCCTTGTTGAAAAATCCATTCACCAGAGATGCTGCCCAAACCAACGAAACCACACCGCCGACCAGGAGCATAAGCTTTTCTTTAGTTGTCATGGCGGCCCTTTCAAAGTCTGTAGTGTTACCTCACACATCCGCTCGGAACCGACGAGACAAGTCTGAAATACGGCGTCCTTGGTCCCGAAGGACCTTTCGTAGGTCGACTTTCTCCCGAGCTGCGGTGATAATCACTCGTTCGTTCAAGTTTTCGTCGCGATCGATTTGGATTTCGTAGACACGTGTTTCTACAACCTCTTCGAGGCGACCAACCTTGAGCACAACAGTGACACGATCACCTAGCCAAATGTGGTCTGGACCTTTCCAAAACCCTGGACGTAGGGTCATGGAGTAGGAGGGTTGCAGCTTTGATGAACGATCCAGATTTGCAAGTCCAGCTCCTGAAATGCTGGCTGAATCGTTCAAATTCACGTCTGAATAAGCTGCTTCCCATCTACCTTCCCGACGACTTGGAATATCACCAGCCGTAAGGTAAAGGACCAAATCGGTATTGCCGTTCTGCCGGATTGCATTGGCATAGTTGTTGGACTCGGAATGGCGGTCCACCTCAACTACCGTCCCGCCATAATCGAGCACAACACCGCGATCTAGGCCACGTTCCCGCCAGTACAAGTTCGCCCGTTTTTGCGCATCAATGTCGAAGTCGAAGCCATTGGCTAGGATTGACATGTTACGAATATTACCATAAATCTGCTCGCCATCCTTCATGGTAATTGTCCGAACAACTCCTGTTGCAGGCCAAATACCTTGAACGATACCCAAATCCCCGCCGTACCGAGACTGGGCGTCGTTAATCAGATCCCAAGCAATGTTCTCCTGGGTATCGTTGTATGTTGTTTCATTTTCAAGGATGTAGCGAGACAGAATGCCCTTGTAGTCGACGGCACGAAGTTCCAGACCATACTTGTCTGGCTCGATCAGGTCCTTCGTTTCGAAAACCCGGAAGAGTCCGACCGGGTACCCATCCCGGTCGATCCAAATGTCGGTAATAAGATCTTCAATGGCGTTGGTCTGTAGGTCGTCGCCGCCGAAAATCTTGAGTCGCAACTCGTGTGGGTTTTGCAACCGGAAGGTAGCCGTCATATCGTAAGCCTGAGTCAGCTCGATTTGACGACCAATCCGCCATTCTCCAGCCGCGATCCGCCAATCTGGAAGTTTCGGGGCACGCAGTGATCCGGTAATGTCTCCCGGAATATCTGGCGCTGGCGGAGGAATAACAATTCCACCACCAGATGAGCCACCGTAACCGCCCTCACCGTAACCACCGTCCCCATATCCGGAACCAACCGAAGTACCTGGTCCTGGTGCAGGAGTGATAGCAGTGAGCAGATTGACAAGTTCTAGCGTTCCTGTTGAGGCTTCTTCAGTTCCGTAAAACCCACACTCGATGGTGACGACCATGCTTGAGACGTATGACTCCAACAGGTGTGCTTCCTGGTGGAAAACGTTCCAAACATTGCCATCTGCGGAAGTTTCAAAGTAAATGAAGCCCGACGACTCGCGGAGTCGAAGCCATTTGTGATTGGAACTGCTAAATTCTCCGTATACGTCGCTCGCTACGCCTCCGCGACGAATTCGGGCTAGTAGGGAGTACCCCGTGACGATGAACTGAAAACTGTTGGCGTCATACCCTCCGTTACCGCGCAGCTTCAGAGCGTATTCACGGGTGCCGTCGCCGACAGCCGGTGGCGTGCCCTTGATGAAGATGTACGAGCTACGGGCGTCGTACCGCTTGAAAGAGTCGATCTTGGTGTAGGCAGCGGTACAGGGCAGCACGAGCAGATTCGTGCCGAAGGTAGGAGAATCCGACCCAGGTGGCACGGTCCACTTGTTTGAGTCAAGTATGCCGCCACCGAAGGAATCGGTCAGAGTATGAAGTTTTGCTGGTGCAGTTTCAGATCCACCAAACTTCTCGACCGTAAGGTACTCGGTCCGGGAAAGGCTTTCCTCCAACTCCATTGTTGCGGAGACTGACAGTGAATCGGTTCGGGTAAGAGTTTCAGTTAGGTTTTTGTTAACTGGAACTTGAACATATTCGATTGTGACCCAAACAGCAGAAACCTGGACTCGGTTGGTTCCGGCCGCGACCAGCTTCGGCCCGGCCTGCATTGAATCGATCGTCGTCGATGTCCATGCTGCGCCATCAGGGTCGAGGTACGCCGTCAGGCTCGGCCACTCAGCAGCCGCCGTACCGTTTCCGGAGCCGGTCCGCCAGGTGGTTGTGTTGGGCAATATTGTGCTGCCCTGAGTTTTGGTCCCAGCAGCAGTTTTTTCAATAACCAGAGCAAACGACGTGGTGGCGTCAGCGGTGTTATTTCGGTGTCGAGAGTAAACCTGGACCACATTGATGGTATCCGAGGCACCCAGGCCAGATGCGCCAAAGTTGTACAAGTCTTGGGCGTTTGCGGTGACTGACTGAACAAGGTCAGTTGCGTCGTTTGGTGGGTTCTCATCAACAAGTTGGTAGTTTGTGCTTGCCCCAGCACCAGCAGCGGTGTTCAGCCAAGCGTTGGAGTCGCCTGCGGCATCCGGGAAAAGGGTAATAACCTTACCCGAACCGGGGTACGAGTTTTGTGCTGATCCAGTTGAGTCATTAACTGCAACGTCGTCCCAGTAGAACACACCTGTGGTAGATGCGTCGAAGAAGACGTTCCCACCGACAAACAACGTCCGTGGGTTGTTGAAGGTCGTTGCGGTCGCAGTTCCAGCAAACTCCACACCATCAATACGGGCTCGACAGATTCGTGACCCAGATGCAGGTGTGCCATCGACGTACAGTTCCAACATGTACCATTGACCATTAGTCAATGCTGTTGAGTTTGAGCCAACTTGAGATCCAGCAATGAACAGCTGAACATTGCCACCGGTAGTCAGTTTCAGACAGGCATCGCCAGAGTTTAGCCCTGGGAAGGTAATGGCATTAGACAATGCCATGATAACCGTGGTAACCGATGGCAGCGTAGTGTATTGAAAATATGCACGGGCATAGTACGGACCACCGGTAGCAGTGGCTACAAACTGGTGACCCCAGCCTTTTGCCGCACCACTACCAAGACCATTGATTTGTCCAGCACGGGAGCCAGAGCGGACAACAGATGTTTGGTTTGTCGGTGTGCCGCTGTGAGTCGACCAATCAACGCCATTGGTGACGCTGTTAATTTCGAAACCGTTAGTAAACAGCCGTGCCATCTACTCCACCTCCCTTGAAATCCGTACTAAGAAACGATGTCAACCTTAGCGATCCAAATTGCTCCGGACCCCTTTGTTCCAACTGACGGTGATGGCAGACCGTGCGTAAGTAGTGTGTTTACCGAGATTCCAGCGGTTACCGTGGGAGATCCCACGTCGAGACCAAATTCTTCCCAAGCAAAGTTTGCTTCGCTCGTGCCCATCGTGGTCTCAAAGTGCATTGTGTCTTGGGAAACGTTCGTAGTGGTCAGCGTTGCTTGTGAATCAATCGGCTTGCAGTAACGCGCGGTCAAGCTCGCCGATGCATTCAAGTTCGTGTCAGAACCTGAAACAGCCGTTGAAGAGTTACCAACACAGAATCTTGTTGTAGTTGTTAGTCCAAAAGTCGGGAATCCAGTAATTCCTAGACAGTGATTGTTGAATCGAGCCTTACCAGCATTGGTGATGAGGTTCGTGTCAATGTAGACAACGGTGCGATCTGGCTTGGTATGTTGCTCAAGTTGCTCGCTGGTTGGCTCTCCACCAACAATCGCCGCGACCCGAGATACAGTGTCTTCGTTGTACTGAACAATCGTGAGGTTCGTCTTGCGACGAATTTCTTCTTGCATGACAAACCTCCTTAGATTCCAGCAATACGGTTGACCGGACCTAGATCAACCACGCAGATGTACGGTGGGGTTCCAGCAGCAGCAATAGTTTTTGCCTTAGTCTGGAACCAGTTTGCAATAGTGTTTTTTCCCCAAAGACGGAACTGGTTTCGAGTTGATGATGCAGCAAGATAATCTGCGGTGAAAATGACGGTATTGGTGTCAGTATCTGAAAGGAACTGGGAATATTCGCCAACCAGGGTGGCAGTGTTTGTTCCCAAATGGATTCGGAATAGTCCAAATTCGTGGTCAACGTATGAGGTATTTACTGTTGCGTGGGTAATAATGCGGTATAGGTGTCCTTCGCGAAGAGAAAATTCGCCACTAGTCATACCCATGTCGTTCCACACTGCGTTGATGGCTGTTCCAAGCAATGTGTCAGATGCGGTGTAATGGGTCAGTTGGACTACCCGACCCGCACCATTGGCGTACGGAACTCGTTCGTCCTGGATATTTGCGTTGACAACGCTTGAATCGCCCGCAGTTCGGGTAATCAAGCACAGTGTGAGTGCAGTATCTGGAACTGCTGGAGTTCCAGAACCCGTGTCTTCTAGACACCGAGCCAAAACCCGACTCGTACCAGACTGAACCTGCTTGTCGACAACTTGCAACACAACTCGGTGGGTCCGAGAACCCGACACGGGAGCTGCCGGAATCTCCAGGTTCAGCACCGCAGTGGTGCGATAGCTGTAGTAACCCTGCTGGGCGAAGTTTGTGTCTCCCTTGATGAAGCCGGAGCCGATAGCAATATCGATGGTGTTGTTCGCACCAAGTGCACGCTGAGTACACTTCCAGTGTGTCGTGATATCTGTGACGCCCTCAGCCAAGATAAACGCAGAAATCGGCTGCCGCATCATCGGGCCGGTGTAATAAATATCTGCGTCACCGGTGGTAGGTTGCAAGAAATATGCGTACCTATCCATACCAGTAACGTTTGAGCTTGAATCCAAATCCGCCATGACCAACCCTCCTTAGATGAACAGCTCGCGGTACCGGATGAGAAGCTTGCAGGTTGCTGATTGGCTCGATGTACCAAAAGAAATGTAGTTTGTGCCGCGTAGCAGCGGCCACCAAGCAGATTCAGCGAATGACATAAACTGGTAATAGTTCTGGTTTACGTCTGAGTTTAGGTATACTGTCCGAAGCTTGGTGTTAATTTCCACATAGCTACCAGCCGGAATAGACAAACCGTAGAATGCATACACTTGGCCGGTGTCAAGATTTCGAATAACTGGGTCGGTACACTGCCCATAAATGTAGAATATCGGCCAGGCTGATGTACCACCAGAAATGGTTATCGTGGTTGACGTTGCTACGTTGCTACCGGTGACCAGAATTCCGAATTCGGTGACTTCAATACCGCTGTCATCGTAGTTGTCTTGTCCAATGCCGGTGTCTGGTGTTACCAGAATACCGCCAGAACTTGCTGATGGTGCCCGAATTTCCGATTCATATAGCGTAGTGCTTTCGGCAAAGCCATCGATAGTAATAGCTTCGAACGAGAATTCACAGAATGTTACGTTCGCTTGGCCTTTGGTGAGTGAAGTTGGAATTGCTCGACAGTAGTATCGTGTTTCCTCGACAACACCATCTTCTTGAATATAAATGTAGAATCTGAGGTCGGGATAGGTAAAGTGTTGGAGCTGTTTAAACCATTTTTGCCATGTGCCAGTTGCTGTACTTTGAACAACACCGTTTACGATAATTTTTCCACTGCCGCCGAAGTTGGTCTGATCGACAGTACCGCTAATTCCAACTCGGTTTTGTACTACCTCTCGAACTGCTGGACCTTCGACGATATATTCACTACGCAGGAAAGCGTCCGACGGACTTGGATTTGTGGCACGCAGAACGACTTCAAAACTTCCATCCACCAGACGCATCGATGTCGCCATCACGTCACCGCCAAGCCTGGAGTTGAAACTTCACCAGCAGCAAATTCAAAAACACTTGTTGCAACTTCCCGAGTACCAATGAACGTTTTCACTGGGGTGTTGCGCAGAATCCGAGCAAATTCCATCATGTCGTCCCGAGTGATGCCGCCACCAGAACCTTGGCCAACCACGGAGCGAGCAATGGGGGTGACAACTTGCTGAACTGTTGGTGCTACTGGCTGCATGCGCATTCCGTCAGTTACCATTTTGACGATTTGCTTTCCGGCATAACCCCGGTTCAGTACGGTTAGCGGTCCGGTTTCCACCGGGGAACCCGGCAGGAAGCCAGCAATGGTGTTCGCAACTGTCCGTGCCACCGAAGCCACGTTTGGAATCATTGCCATGATGCCGTTGATAAGACCCTGAACAACCTGTCGACCGGCATTCACCAACAGACCACCCAAGTTTCCAATTGCACCTTGAATTCGTCCGGGGATAGAAGCCGCCAAACTCACCAGGTTACCAATTGCTCCACCAGCAGCGGACACCGCACCCTGGAAATAGGCACCGATTCGACCAGGAAGTGCAGCAAGTCCGTTGATAGCCCCCAAAACCATGCTAATTGCGCCACGAGTAATCGCCACCATAGTTGCCCAGCCGGTAGTAAAGGTATTGATTCCCCACCGAATGAGTCCATCGAGCAATCCACGAATGAAATTCACCGCACCCATAACAACAGCAACGATGAAGTTCCAAGCACCAGTAGTAACTGCCTGAATTCCATGCCACAATGCGGCAAAGCCAATGAGCCAGGATGATGCAATGACGATGGCCCATGCCAGTACAGTAATCAAATTCGACAGAATTGACACCGCAATGCCGAAAGCCTTGCCAATACTGTCCCCATTCTCGGCCAGGATGCGGAAGAAGCCACCAATTGCCTCTCCAAGTCGAGGCAAATTCAGGGTCAGGTCATTCATGAATTGCTTGAAGCCAGAAGATTCCACAGCCTTGGAAATTTCGGCGAGGAATCGATTGATGGTTTCAGTAAGTGCAGCAGTCAGCGGACCAATGGTTGGGGCAATGTTCTTGAAAATGTTGGCAATTTTGGGTTGGAGTTGCTCAGTGAACAGCTGACCCACAATGGCGATTGCATTGCGGAACGCCGGAATCATCGGCGCAGCGGCCGTTGCCAAACCTGTCTTAATTTGGGTAGTGAGCTTTTCGAAGTCTTTCTTGATAAGTGCATTGTCTTTGAGAATGAACGCTGCCAGACCAGCGAAGGCAATCGGAATTGCCGCAATCGCCAGCGCGCCCACGATGGTCGCCACCAATGAGGTAACGAACATCAAACCGAGTATGCCAGCAGCAAGACCCAAAGGTGTGGCAAATGCGCGAACCATTGGGAACATCAGGACTCGGAGCAATCCAGGGTCCGGCGTGAAGAAGTTCCGGAAAAAGCCATCCCGGCTGCGCCGTGCGTCCGACCCTCGGCTGGCCCGCTCACTACCACGGGAGAATTCTCTTCCGGCGTCCTCGCCTGCCTCACCAGCCGCGCGACGGATCGAGGCGCGGTCAACCTCGCCATGAATCTCCACGTATCCATCGGCGATCTTGAATCCGCTAGCCATTCGGTGTCCTCCTTACTGTCCGTCGCTGGTACAGGGCTCTACGCATTGGTCGATAGGCTCTGGTTCCTGGGTGATTCACCCGCTTTACCGGATGTGCTGCGCCTTCCCACCACAGTGCTTCTTTTTTATTTGGTGTAATAACGTGTGGTCTGGTGCCGTATTCAATGAAGTGCCAGTGGTCAGTGCCAATCCAGACTTGTCCAGATCGACGTAACTTCCGATGCCGAATTGATGCTTTCATTTCGCCAGTATCTACATTGGCGTATCGTTTCGCATCATCTTCGACTTCTTCAGTTATGTGCCAAATCGTGGGCATTGAGGCTTGGTCAACCCGTTCCTCCCATCCCGGCACCATGACCACTCGGGTTGCCATCTTGCTACCTCGGTTTCGGTCCAAACACTGGTGGAAGTCCGGCCCGTGCCTCGCCCTTGAACGCTGGATGCAACATTGAAGATGCCTGAGTTAGCGGAATTTCCTGGTTTACCGTGGCGGCGCCGCTTACATCCGGTGAAGTTGGTAGGTTGCTAGCTTTGTTTTTGTTCTTTTCGTCTTCCATTTGCTGGAATGTAGCAACTGCACACATACTGCCCTGGTAGGCCGCTGTTCGACAAGCTAATGCAAAGAACCGTTCTGAAGAAAGGTCGCCAAAGTTTCCATCTGCCACCCCATGAATGTTAAAGAAGACCCGAAAATCGGCATCAATATCATCCATGTGGTTGAGTACCCAGATTACTTCCGACGCCCTTTCGAGGATTTTCCCGAAACTTTTTCCATCAGCGCAAATAGTCGCTTTTCCACGTGTGCCATCAGATATGCAGTTTGATCTTCGGTGAGGTCGTATTCGTTGTCACGGTCCGCCAACGCTTCCACACCCTCAGGACCGATAAGTGTGTCGAAGACTCGGGCCATTGCGGCGTCGGAGCCCAACTCATTAAGGTCTTCAAGATACTGGAATGCTACGTTTGGCCGGATCTTCTTGGGAAGATAGAAATCCTTGTCACCCAGGGAGAAGAACAATTCCTGCTCATCTACAACTGAGCTATCCCGCTTTTCGATCCTAACTGGAACGAATTCAGTCATCGTACTGGCCTTTCGTCAATTCTTACGTCTCGTCAATCCAGTCACACGGCGGTGTGCTGGCGTCTACATAGTGGGCAAGGAAGGTAACCGACCAAACAGCGTCGTCATCGTCCTTCTGCGAAGATTCAATCGGTTCTACTGAAAGCACCCGACGAGCCAAGAAGCGACGCTTCTTGTTCGTACCAGGTCCATAACCGTCCACGATCAGACTCCGGTAGGTCGGGGAATACCCTGAACCACCCGTTGGTAGCGACAACTTGCTGTACCCAGAACCAGTTGTTGCTGTTGAGTCATTCAGCGCAATCGCCAGGTTTGCCAGCGTTGCTTCCGCCATGTTCGTGGTAACCCGAACTTCCCGACTCACCAAGTGCGAGTTGAGCGGATCTGGAATGGCGTCAACCTTGGACTGGTAAAATTCTTGAGTAATGTTTGTGGTGAGACCATCCTTGGTCGCCCCAACTTCAGTCCAACCGGCGGTAAGCTGGGGAGTTGTGTTAACATCTCCCGCACTTGGCTCAGTTGCGGTACCGTACAAACCAACATACATAATGCCGGTTCCAGTGAGCACCTTGGTAGGTGTCACAGTTCGCGTTTGAAGTGCCATTGCCCCTCCTTATACCTCAGTCCACCACAGTTCGAGATCGAACTGGATTCGGGCGTAATCACTCGGGTCGTTCTCAATTCGCTGTGGTTCGGTGACAAAGCTTGCTTTTGTCACCTGTGCCTGGTTATAACCAGTACGCAATGTTAAGGCAACTCGCTTCTTTGTCACGTCTTCGGTACCAGCCCGAACATATTCAGCCAAATTTGTGGCTGTTGCCCAGTCTGCTTTCCCTTTAGCTGTGGCCGACCAGGCATCAACCTGGAGTACTGGTCGCCGAGTTTTCATATACAAGTCAATGTCGCCACCCACGACTGGTCCGACAGTAATGTAACCGCCGCTGAGATTTGCTGAACTATTAAGTCCAGTCCCAACTTGGTTGTCGGCAATGTTGTCCAGGGAGCGAAGCCAAGCAAGCGCGACAAGTTCGCTGTTTGCGGGAAGCGCCATTAGAAACCTCCAAGAGCACAAAAAAGGCACAGTCCGGCTAGGACTGCACCTGAGGCAACTACGCTCATTGTGCTCTCCAGCCTCTACAGCAATGGAAAGTCCAACTCAGTCATCCGGTCTACCCAGATGTGCGACTGTTGTTGGAGTTATGGAATATATGGTTTTTAGCTATATAGAAGTTGATCTTGCTACGACAGCGGTGCGCCGCCTCAAATATAATTTTTCTTACTATTGCGTGTTGCTACCAGTCCGCTTCAATTCAGCAGTAAGGTCCATTTGCACTACTGGGTTTTGCATAAGTCGTACATTTTGCGCTGCATATCGGGTGCCAGTACGCTCATCCACGACATCATCGTCATCTCTGAGATCTACACCAGCCGAAACTCGACAAGTAATCAACCGAACTGTGCGACGTTCTCCACCAGTGAAACCACCGACGTTTCGAGCCTGTTCTAAAATTGATGCAGAAACGCCGGTTGCAACCGTGGTTTCATTGGAAATTGAGCCGTCATAGTCGTCTTCGTTACCACGCAGAATGGTGATCGTCGTGGTCGGCAGTGCCAACATCGCCCATCACCGCTTCTTTTTCCCGATACTTGGATACTTACGCTTCACTGCTTTGCGGACCTGTGCCTTTTCCACAGAAGTTCCGTGCTGAGAAACCCGAGAAAGTGCATTTCGAGCGTGCGACTTATCATTGATCGGGTATTTGCGCTCCGATGGGATGGCGAACTGTGACCCTTTTAGGCCCTTACGCTTCTTCGAGGTCAGTTTAACCATTATCGAATCCTCTGCCATCCGAAGGATTGGTAACCCTTTTGGAAAGCTGAGTTAAATTTGATGGTTCCATTGCCACTGCTGAGCAAATTGTTCAATGCGGCAATTGCCAATTTCGAGTACGTGATCGACGACTTCTTACCGTTATACAAACCGTAGTCAACCGAGAAGCCGTCTTGGCTCATTCGGACGAAATCCTGTTGTGCATAAATTGCCGGATTCCGCTGAATGTAGTCGGCTTGAAATGCAACTGCCCGAGACAACCAGTAATAATCACCAGTTGTTTCGTCAGATGCCCGGTATGATCGGTTGACTGCAATTTCAATCATGGCCTGAGCCAGTACTACGTCGGATTCACTGGCATTTGCGTTACCGGTCAGCGTGAGTACATCATCCGCATCGGCCCAAGTACCGGTAATGGTGATTGCCACGCTGACCTCCCTCAAAAAGTATAAACTTGCAAACTGAGCCCGGACCCTACATCAACCCAAAGGCCAGTAAAAATGGTCCGCAGGGTCCGGGTGCCCAGTTTAAGGCTTATGCACCAGCCTTGTTGACTTCCAGCACAGAAGCTGCATTTGGAACAGTAAGTACGAAACCACGCCGAGCCCGAGCCTGCACGTTGTGCTCAAGTGCAGATGGGTTGATTCGGGCCGGAATGAATCGTGACTCAGGTTCCACATTCACGCCGTACACCAGACGGTTCCGGTTGACCCACACGGCGAGCTTGTTACCGGTCTGGGTACGGAAGTCCGGTGACGTGATTGCACCATGTGTCCAGTACACCGGGTAACCGAAGATGGTGCCTGCTCGACCATTGGAGCCAGGAAGTCCCGGAGCGTGCGCAGTACCACCGGCACCACCGTTGGAAGATTCCACGAAAATCGGACGACCGTCGTTGTCCAACAGACTCAGGATTTCGTCCTGGAGACCCGGGTGGATCAGCAGTGCACCAGTTGACGGAAGCCAGAACTGAGTACTCTGAACCTTACCAAGTGACGAAACCAGGTTGGCGTAGGTAAGACCGCCAGTTCCAGTCTGCGTCAGGTTGGTGTCAGCGGTGTACGAAACCGCGCCCGAGTTGTCGTCGGTACGAATCGCCTTGTAAATCGACGTGTACGGCCGGTATGCCGAAGCAGTTGCCGAACGAGTACCAGTAACACCAATTGAAGCGTTGTCGTACGCGATGTTGTTACTGTTGTACCATTCCTGCACCCAGGCATCGATCGCGTCGTTGCGTGAGTCTTCGACCTGTGCCTCGTCAAAGGTGCCAAGACCGTTGTAGAGGTAGTCGTACATCGAAACGACGTCAGTGGTCGATGTGTCAGCGGTAAGAGTAGAACCACCGCCAACGGTTGCATTCGTCAACCGTGGAACATCAACCTGAACACCGCGATATGAGCGGCGCCGCATTGCAGCCTTCGCAATTGCAGACTGCTGAAGTTCGCGCCCTTCGACACCGAGAGACTTCTCAATCGGTACCCAGTTGGTAATACCAATAGCTGCCATTTGCCGTTCACCTCCAAAGAATGAGAATCTCGAATTCCCGGAGGTTTTGGATGACCAAAGCGGACTCCGGGTTTTATCCCGAAATCGCTATATTGGCACTCTGGCATCGCAATAGCGAAAAACTATCGAATTAGCTCGGCGCTCTGACCGTTATTGTGCAGTATGGGGGAAGCGCTCTGGCTTCCCCCATAGCATACGTTACAAAGGCTGTCTAGGGCAAGACCCTACGAATGTTCGACATCATTTTCCTTGGTACAAACAACTGTCAATCCGTCGACAGGTCGGTCGGATCTTGTTCAGGAGTTGATGCAGGTGAAACACTGTCGACCTATCGACGGCGGGTACGGAATCCGTGCTCGCGCTCGGAGGCCGCCAGCATCAGCTCTGTGATGGACCTGGGCTTACCGGAGCCATTGTTGCTACTCGTGGTACGTCCCTGTTCCAGCGGAGGCGCAGCGGCGCGCCGATTTGAGGTTTTCTGGGTTTTCGCTACAAAGAGTCCAGGAAACCGGTCTTCCATATCGTCAAACCAGTCATCCAATTCCGGCACATCGTCATCGAAGTCAACCTTCGAATAATCAAGCTGTGCCTTGAGCAGCGGCACATACTTCTCATCAAGACCACGTGCCGCCAAACCTGCCCGAACGTAGCCATCGATGGCACGGTTCTGCCATTTCGCAACTTCAGCAGAACTTTCATTTGTGGCTGTCGAAGCAGGATCTTGGGCATTCGGGGCAAGGGCAGCCTGGCGCCGCTCACGCTCTTTCCGAGCCTGCTCACGAGCACGCTTCAATTTGCCTTGTGCGGCTTCCCATTCCTCTTTGGTAGGAGGAACCCAGGTTTCTTCTTCAACTTCCTCGGTCTCGTCCAGTTCATTGTCATCATCTGGCCGACCAGGGGGGGTGGTAGCATTTGGGTCTGTTGCGGAATCGTCAATGGGGAAGGCCGAAACATCACCTGTTCCGCCACCACCCACCATTGCCGGATCAAATGTGCTCACTTCTCATCACCTTCTGGCCTTTGTTCTTCACGTCCTAGCTCAAAGCGATTCTGGAATTCCGCCTTCGCCTTGAGGTAACTTGCTTCCCATTCGCGAGCTTCCCGCTCTGGGATTCCGGCGTCCATGTACGCCTTGTGTGGCGGAACACCGAGCTTGATCTTCTTTTCTACCAGGTTCCACACATCGACCGAATCATTATCTTCTGGGGTTTCCCAGGTGATATTGACCCGTGCCGTGTAACCCAGCACCATCAATGCAAATTCCAACATTTGTTCGTAAGCATTGCCAAACATCCGGCACCGGTTGCGCACTTTGTCGTTCAGCGGCCGATCCACAATCCGCAATGCTTCACCAGACGGAATCTGGCCGCCAGTTTGGAATTTGTACAGTGGCGTTGCCGTGGTCGAAGAGATTGCCCGCACAAATTCCTGGTATGGCTTGAGGTACGCTTCCGGGTCTACAGTCTCGAACTGACCAACTTCAGAGAAGTTCTTCAGAACCAGCATGCCACCGGGGTTAGATTCGAATTCTGAGCCAGTTTCGTTCGAGTAATCACCGTTTTGCAAGCTGTTAATGTTGATTTCGACGGCTTCGCTGTCTGAACTACCGGCATAAACCTCAGACATCGGGTCATGTTGCTGGGTTTGCTGGAGGAATTTGTCAGCTTCCATCAGCGCATAACGCTGCGGGAACGCCTGGAATTCCACTGTTACCATCAACATTGCGGTCAGTTTTGAAATCGCATCCTGCGGAGCGAACGCATTGCGGTGTTCTGGTTGGCCGTATTCGTGTGCGGTACGCAAGTGGAAAACCGGAATCTGCCCATACGGATTCGGCAACGGCCACTCATCGGAGAAGGTGTCCGATTCTGGGTCGCCGTAGTATGGTTCGAATTCCGAAACTTTCCGGTTGTGTCGGGAGGTCGTGGAAATCCACTTCTCAATTCGATCTGGGTAGATCAGGTTGAGCCGGGTGTACGCCTCACCGTTCAAGTCTTTGCGGTCCTCAAACCAAGTTTGCGCAAAAAATCGCTTACGGCGTGGGTTGCGTGGGTCGTAGAACATCCGACCGTTGCGCGGATCGATGTAAGTAATGTTTACTGTGGTCGGATCTGGGGTCCGATCGATAACTTCGTCATCTACATCAAGTGCAGATTCTTCAGTTTCCGGCCAAACCATAACGTAACCATCACCATCGCGCAGTGCATTGCGATCCCACTGTCGATAGTACGATTCCATATCATTGTCAGCCCAAACTTTGTTCAGTACTGACGTAGCGTCCGCAGATTGCCCAGCATTCATATCGACATCGTTCGATGGCTCATCCGGCCGTGCGCCGCTTCCCACGTGAACAAGACGTGTTCCGCGCCGAAACACCTCACCTGGGTCTTTTGGTGCATCGTTTCCGACAAGCGCCACCAACGAAGAAATGTTCATCTTGTTGTTGACCGAGTCAATCACGATGGCACAGTAGTTCGGGTCGTACTCAATATCAGACCGGCGCAATGTCTCGCCAAGTCGGTCGAGCGAGTTCACGTCCCAAATGTTGATGTCATCGTAGTTCTTCGCATCGTGATACCCGTCGGCATGAATCTCAATTTCGTTCAATGCCACTTCAATATCCGGGTTTTTGTAATCTTGGTCCATGCTCACCCCCTCCTACCAACGTACGAAACATTCCGAACGATTGCCTTCGACCGCCGCGCGCCAATATCCTTGAGCAACATGTGTGTCAGATGCTCGACACCACAAGCAACCGCATCCACAATATCATCATTAACCACGTGTGGATACGCCAATTCCTGCCGTTCCAGTTGCGGCAATGTCTTTACGTGCGTGACATGCCCGCCATCACGTTGATACGTGAACTGCAATTGCTTGATTCGGAACTCTTTCTTGAGTTTGTTGTGAATTGATGTGACCGGCACACCCATGTCGTGAAACACAATGTGCCACATGTCACCACCCTGGTTCGTTTCCACCAGCATGTAGTGCACACCGTGTTGCTCAATAAGCTCCAAACAAGTGGAACGAAGTTGATCGCCAGACTGCTTAACTCCAAAAGCTTCCAACACATAGAACCGACGTTGGGCTACATCGAGGCCGACCAGGGCGATGCCTGTGAAGTCTGAGGTTGTTTTTGTAGTTACTGCGCCATCAACGACCAGAATCAGCCGATCGTAGAGTTCTGGTGCGGGTTTACCTTCCGCCAGTCTGGCCCGTTCGATGTCTTCTTTGCGCCACCATGACCCAGAGTTATCCAGCGGATCGTTTTCAATATTCTTGTGGTACTTGTACGGGTCTTCGGCACGCTGCTTGTCCAGGTTTTCTAGCGGATATCGGTCCGGCCAGAAGCTTTCTCTGGTTCCAAGTTCCATATCAGTGATGACCGGTGGCTGATAGTGAACCTGGAAACTCATCCCCTTGATCCAGTCTGCGGTATCTTCGGAGTTTTTCGCAGACCGAACCATTTGGTGCACCAGTGAATCCACCATTGTGGTGTATCCAGCCCAAAGCACGTGGGCCGTCCGCCCCAATGGCAGAATGTCATCTCGGACAGTAATGAGATTCTTCATGGCTTCGCTAGCAGAGTAGAACTTTTCGCCAGGTTCAATGTCGTCCAGCAAAATCATGTCCGGACGGTTGTCGCCATCCTTCAAACCAACCACCGATGAACCCAGACCAAGGGCAGAGAACGAGAATCCGTTATTACGTGAGGTAAAGTGGGCGTTGTCCATCACTGGTTTGCCAGTTTGCTTGGACATTCGCACATCACACAACAGTGGATAGTCCCGTTGTAACGCAGCATTGGTGTCAAGTTCTCGTTTGAACGCTTCCAGGTGCTTGGTGACCTGTTGGTCAGTACCGGAAAACGCGGCAATGAAGCTGATGTGCTTGTGTGCGGCCGCCCAAAGCGGAATAATTCCGAACCACCAGGTAGATTTGCCAGTTTCTCGGGGTGCGATTACCGCATGATGGTTCTCATCTGGCTCAAGTGGCGAGTTCTTGACCATCAACGTCAATGCCAGACGACACCAATCCAGGTGCACCTGAGCAAACGACACCTTCGGTTTGCCATTTTCGTCAAACAGGGTGGTCTTGTGCGACAAGTACAGGATGGCGAACAGCAGTGGATTGTCCCGAGTTGCGGCAATCCTACCTTGCGAGCAGCCCAAAACCTCCTTGGGATACTGCGACAGGTATTCTACAATATCGAAATCCCGCGCAGTCATCCCGTTCAACATCAATGGATCATAAGATCCGAGGTTTTGGGCTGCCATCACAACGTCCTAAATCTTCCTAGAAACCCAACTCTGTATGTTACTCGCCGGTACGATCGGGCGCGTCCGCTTCAAGCTTCCGCCCCTCTTCTAGAAATTTCTGTCCCTGTGCCAGAGTTCCGGCGTTGAATTTCTCTGCCATGCGGGCATGTACCGCAGAATCTGTCTGTCGCATCCAAGTCCGCATTCCCAAGAACGGTGTATTCGAATCTACGAACGCCCGGATTTCCACTGGGTAACCGAACAGCTTGGTCGAGTTCTTGTTTTCAACCAGCACCGGTCGACCAACGTTGTCAACCATTTGGGAAAGTTCGCGCTTGAGGGTCTTCGTGATTTCGACTCGCACAGTACCTTCGTACTCGTCGAACTGCGCAAAGTACTCGTTCAGTGTGGCGAAGGTGGGAATCTTGTACTTGTCTGCTTCACGAATCCGCTCAAGTGAACTCGTGTCATGACCTTGGCGCCACTGAAACCGAAGTTCTTCCGGCTTTCCAATCCATGAAATCTTGACCGGAAACCCTGCCGCACTCGCATCGATATCCTGTACGCATCCCCACGAACACATGTGTTCGCGTCGACCGTCCCAGTCAACTTCGTAGCCAGTGTTGACTTGCATCTCTTCTTCACACTGGTCGCAGAACTTCTTCAACATGGTGTCCTCCTCGGACATTCGCAGGATTCCTCACCCTGCATTTGGTGTTGCTACAAACTACTGTTCGGGGCAACGTCCATATCGTTGGCATCCCAGACATCTGCAATGGTAGCGACTGTCTCACCATCAGAAACATACGGTCCTGTTGTCTCAACGTAGGAAGAGCCGCTACGTTTCAGACAAACTTCGACAGACCAACCACGTTCGGCATATTCATCAAGAACTGCCTGAAGTCGGGTATCGAGGTCGGCTTTCGCTTCCCCGCCGTACGGACCTTTTCCGTATTCGCCTTCTCCAAAACCTGTCATTTCCTGGCCTTTCGGTCGAATCTTGGTGGCGAAGTCCGCCTGATCTATCCAAGATCATCTATGTCACGGGGGTCCGCCGCCCACGCCTGTCCTTCACGGTCCCCTGCTGCGTACCTGGTCATGCCCTTCACGGTCGGCTCACGTAAGCGTGAAGCTACAGACAGTTACGCCCTACCGGACGCCTTGTCCGCTTTGCGCTTCAGTTTGAACCATTCTTCGACTTCTTGCTTAGTTTCGAACACTCCGCGGATATCGTGGTCTTTCAGATACTGTTTGGTGATCTGTTCTCGCGGAATCTCGGCAATTGTCAGGTCCTGCTTGATTACG